CATATATTTAAGTCTTTTAAACCATATCAATAAAATCTTTACCACCAAGCATTAAATTTTCATTATATCTCCTTCTCTTAATTTCAATCATGGAACAAAGATTTGGCTTTGAGTATATAAAACTCTTCATAAAAGTTGGTCCTAATGTGTCTATATATTCTTGAACAAATAAATCAAAGAATTTGTTAGTTATGGAAGAATCAATGGTCAAGCCAGGCTTGAAAGGACTCTTTAAAAAATCCAACCATGAGAAGTCTTGATTGGCAGATTCATCTCCGAATAGAATTAGTCTTTCCATTTCTCCTCCTTCTGAAGACTCAGATGATAGATCTTCATGTGATCCAAATAGCATAAACATTTCGCTTTCATCTCCTGCAGTTGACATTGCAAAAGCAAGATTACCAGCAGACTCAGCATCTATGGCTTCATCAGGTGTGTTAATTTCTTTAGTGCTCTCTGAAAGCTCCATTATAGATTGAAGGTTCATATTTGGAATTCTATTTAACCCTATCAGTCTGTTTTTAAGTGTTTCGGAAGACCATTGTTCAAAATCAGGATCAGTTAAGATTTTGTCTTCTATTTCTTTTACTGTTGCTGGATCACTTCGTATCCATTTAGACACAAATTTTGGAAACTTATCATCATTTTCTGATTCTTTATGAGTGTCGTTAAATCCCAAATCTTTCGTTCGAATTCTGTAGGATAATATAGTGTATCTTCTATCACCATCAACATTTATCAATCTTATGTTATTGTAACTTGTAACTTCCAATTCTAGTGACGATCCAGAGATTGATGTTAAAGATCTAAGATTTTCAAATATTACAAACACTGTCTTTTGATTTTTCAATTTTGTCAATCTTCTAGAACTGAAGTCCCAATAATCAATTGCAGTTATGTGTTTCCTATGTAATAAGTTCCAACCAAGATCTTTTATGAAATCATATAAAGTGTTTGACATATGTTTTAACTCTACCTCATTATTACAAATTATTTTTTCAACTGTGTTTCCTAAAACATGAATTTCTATTCTAAAGCCTTCCATGACTGCGGAGTACACACCTTTACCAACATAGGATCCTTGAACAAAATCTTGTCTTTTAGAAAAATATCCTATAACACCCAATCTAAATCTCTCTATTAAAGGAGGGATTATGTCCATCAGTATAGAAGACTCAGACTTCAACTTCACATACTTTATTAAAACACACAATGCTATTTGACCTTGAGACAGCTCAAACATATTCTTTGATAACATTGCACTTGCAAATGGATCTATGTTAGAATCTAATATCATCTCTATAAGATCTACAACATTTTTAACCATTGGTGCTCTCAGTGCTCGCCATAATCTTTCTGACAATAATTCCATTGACTGCTTAGCATCAACTACAGACTCTGAGATCACATAATTTAATTTTCTACCTCTCCAATGACTATTTTCTATCATGGATTTTGCTATTTCAAGAGGTGAAGAAACCACATTAGATGGAGAATAGGTTCTAATTGTTTTCTTTCTTGCTGAAATAGAGAAAAGGAAATTACGTAAAGAAATATGATCTGAAAATGGTGATTTATCTAATGTTTCATTTGCCGTTTCGAACAACCATTCAAATTGTTTTTGATAATGGTTCCAAACTATGTTGTGGGAATATTGAGTTCCTTTTACATCTGGAATGTCAAACCATTTTCTTTGCACAACCTGATACAAAGTTACACTTTGAAGAATAGAACTCACTGTAATTTCTAGTTTGTTTGCTACTGATCTTCTATTAACAATTGCACCTAATGAGCTAGTCTTATAATTTTTCAAAACAGGCAATATAGAGTCATAAAAATTAGAAAATGGAAATAACCATTTAAATTCATCATTGCAATCTGTTAACAATGATTTAGAAATTTCAAAGAAAGTTTTGTGATCATGTATAGCTCCTAAGAGTCCTTTTGAATGAAGTATGACTTCCTCTTGCAATATATATGCAGATGCTGCATGAAGTTTGGAGTCAGTTTGAAATGCCATAGACTCTGAAAGTGCAGGATTTGAAGCTTGAATTTTAAGTTCCATTAAGCAGTCATGATTAGTCATTGTTTTCCTGTATAAGTTGATGGTATCTGACATAACATACTCTTTAATCTCTAAGTCACTAATATTTAAAGCTTTTTTGAATGCATAATATTTCTTTGATTGTCCAAATGATAAATAAGTTCTAGATGTAGGTCTGCCATCTTCAGTGAATTCCATACCATTCTTCTTATATAAACTTAAATGCAAACTGTTAAATAACTTATTATGACATGCCATATAAACAGACATATCATATCCAAACATCCCACAACACATTGGATGTTCTATTAAGAAAAACCCTATACTAGGGTGTGGCTTCTCTAATAATAATTGCATATATTCTGGCCATAATTTATTTGTTCTCATTCCCATGGTCTTGTAATGAGCACTCAATTGAGATAGTTGAACAACATTATTCAACATAATATTACCACCATGTTCAAATAAATTGTTTCTCAAATTGGCGTATGTGTTGTATCTATCATCTAATCTAGCATTCGGATGTGTTTTCACAGCAGCTGAAACAAATTTAATAACTGGTGTTAAGAGAGTATTCTTGTAATACCATAATGAGTTGAATTCTTCAATATTAGAATGGCCTGATGTTGAACTTTTCTCTTTGCTTTGCTTAGAGCAAAATAATGGATATAATTTGGCTTTAGTTTCTGTATATATACTCATTATAAATTGTGTATTTTTTACAGAAGCATTAGATATCTGCTTTTCTGTCGCCCTTTCTGGTTCTTTTTCATAGATTATTGATAGTATGCAAGAAGAATCATCTGAAGAAACTTTTGTTGTTGAAACTATATTAAATTCTTTAGCTGACAGCGAATATTCTTTAATCATTGATTTTGATAAATATGCAATTGTGAAATTCTCCCAAGAATATAGATATGCAGAATGTAACAAACTGGATGTGTAGTGCAAAATGCCTTGCATCATGTTTGATTGATTTTTGAGCATTCTGCTTCCAGGATTTAACAAATCATTATGCTCACTCAAGCCTAAGTATTGCTTTTTAAGTTCTCTCATGCCTTCATCAAAACCATCAACATCAGGATGCTTATCATATAAATCTAATAATTGATGAGGTAATTCTAATTTTTTTGAAGTTACTAAATTTAAGATTGCCATTATTGGTTCAATAAATTCCTTAGGAAGAATTCTTGACAATAAACATCCAAAAACTGGCATGACAAATCTTTGTGCCCATGTGGTTGCATCATCTGAATTAATCACTGTTGAAACTTTTTTACTTGGTTGAACAAAAGACATGACTTCTGCAAAATGTCTATCTGATCTTGCTAATTTCTTATCACCTTTTGTCAACATTTCATTGTCTAATTCTTCACAAATTGTTCTACTTACAGTTTCTAAAAAGTGCACTACAATTCTGCACTTAAATTCTAAAACGAATATTTCTCTGACTCCTCCTATTTGCAATTTTTTGAACAGATTTGTAACAACTCCTCCATGAGTCTCTTTAATTTCAGCACATAAAGATCCAATGAAAGTCATTGGCTTATAAGAGTATTTATCTTCTAACATTTTAACGCATGCTTCAAGACAAGTTATTCTTTCATTTTCTCGTGAGCCTGAGACATGTTTTTCTCTCTCCAAATCTCCAGTTGCAGATTTTTTCATTGTTGCCAAATGTGTCAAATCTCTATCTATTAATTTTTGAGAGAATTTATCAATCATCCATCCATCTGCATCATCATATTTTTTGTTTAATTTTTGTTTAATAACATCTCCCATGTGAGCCACAAAATTTCTATTAAATTCGTGTGATCTTAACTCATCATAAGAATCAGATTCTATGCCTAACTTTTCTTTCTTAACATCTCTCATTTTTATTTCCTCTGATATAACTTTCTCAAATATTTTTAAAAACCCATGCATCTCTTTAGAATCTTCTTTATTATGCAGTACTCCAAAATATGACAGATTTAAAGCAATTTCAAATTTCCCTACTTCATTACCAGTTATCCAAGAAAGTAACTTACAATTTTTATCTTGAGACTTATTGAATTCACTAATGTCAAATTCTTCTTCTGAAGTGTATAGTAAAGTAGGATCTAGATTTCTAAAACAGTTCATCACCTTCTTTCTCATCCAAATACACAACCTACTTCTTGAAAACTCTTCCCACTTAGAAAGAATTTTCAAAGGATTAAAGTTTAAGAAATTTTCCATGCACACTTCCATGTAAGCATATCTTATTTGTTGACACTCTTTACTGGTTTGTTCTTTGCCTTCCATCCAAAACAAAAGAGAAGCATTGAAGTGCTTCATACAATCAGCAGAAACATCATCAAATGAAGTTGTTAAATAATGATTATGCAAACTAAACCACATTGCCATCATACTCATCATTTTCTCTCTTATATATAAATAATGAGTTATTGAATGTTGATTGAGGCTAACAAATTCTGATATATATACATCTCCAAATTTATACATCTTTTTGAAAGGAAGATCTATTGATTCTATTAGATGCTCATCTATAACTAACACTGAGTAAAATATTTGAGTGTCTGGATTAGTTGGTTTTATTAAGAGAAACAAATTTGTATTTCCTAAGGCTTTCAATATGTACTCTCCACTATTGCAATATTGTTGCCTTGATATGTTAACTTCTTGAATTATCATGTCTAATAGTTCTAGTGCAACACCTAGATTACTATTGGAAAATCTATAAACAAAATTCTTAACATCTTCATTGAAACCATTATATACTGATGATTGCTCAGTTACTTCACAAGCTCTTTCATATAGCATTTCAATGTCAACAAACAATTCAGAATGTGTTGATAATTCTTGTAATTTAAAATTATTTACGAAATTTTCAATATCTTCACAATCAACTTTACTAGAAAAACCTTTTGACTTCTCTTTTATTATGCTTTGCACTACAATATCTTCTTTATACTTTCTAGACTCAATCCCAACTGTTGCTAATTTTGATTTATCATCAGTGGTTATGTTTGATTTAACTCTAAAGTGCTTCCTTCTTCTAACTTTGTCCACACCAAAAGTAGATTTGTCTGGTAAAGCAGAAGACATATTTTCTTTCAAATTTGCTAAACAAGATATCCACAACCTAGAATGAGCACTGCCTGAATCAATTACTTTGGAAAACAATGATTCAAATCTTTCTTTAAATGATTTTGTTGATAAAGAAACAATTAACAATGGGTGTTGTACGACAGCCTTAGAATCTAATCTTGATGTATTAAAATGATTTTCATGTCTTTCCCAGTAGTCATTCACCTGCTTTCTAGATTTTAACTGAAAATCAGAAATATATTTCTTCTTGTCTCTTAATGTTTTGAGTTTAAAACCAATAGTTTTAAATGATTCAGTGGCAGCTTTCTTAAATTCTTTCTCAAATGTTGCTTTAGCATCTAATTCTGAAATTTCCATCCAAGAATTCACCATTGATCTACTGATATTTGGCAAATCATCTGTTTCTGACAATTTGCATAATTTCATGCTAGAAAACATCATCCTTTGATCCTCAGAAAATTGAGATTCTTTTTCATAATGCCAACCATTGTAAGTGCATGTCTTTTTAAGTCTAGTAACCCATAAATATGCTTCTTTAACTTCGTTAATTAACCCATCATCTAAATCATAAGAGCTTCTTAAAGCATCTTTTGATATTACAATATACTCTAATGTGAATTTACAACAAGCTATAGCACATCTTCGTTTAATTTCAGATAAATAAGTTTCATTAATTTCAGTTATTTTATTTAAAATCATGTCTGAATAATAACAAGTTTTCAACTCTACAATCTTGTAACCACCATCAACTTCAATTATTAAATCTGGAGACAAATAATCAGAAGGTTCATTTAATTGTACAATAGTTTTCAATGGTTGATCAGAATTGGCAAAGGGGAATATAATTTTGAAACACAATTCATGAGGTAATTTAGACAAATCTTTGTCCAATATGGAATATTCCAACGAATCAATTTGCCAATGATTGAAATATTTCTTAAAATTTTTATTTACATGTTCTTCTGATTCAAACTTTATCTTTATTGAATTTCCTTCAAAGTGTGTTTCCATAAT